AAAGGAATTAAGAGCCCTGGTAATGCTATTAATTATGTTGGCGGCTGTGACCCTTTTGATCATGATTACACCGTTGATAATCGTAGGTCTGATGGTGCTTTGTATATTTATAAAAGGTTTAATCCTTTTGAAGACGTTAGCCAAATTTTTTGTTGCGAGTATATAAACAGACCACCAAAAGCAAGTATATTTTACGAAGATGTATTAAAAGCCGTGGTTTTCTACGGTGCATTAATTTTAATTGAAAACAATAAAGTCGGAATTATTAACTATTTTCGTGAAAATGGGTTTGCAGGCTATTTAATGTCTAGACCCGAATATACATATAATAAGGCACCAAACTCTAATAAAAAAATGACGCCTGGTATTCCTACTGCTAGTGCGGAAGTTATAAATTTAATGGGTGATTTAATCGAATCATATATACACGATCACGTAGGATTTAAAGCTGATGGCACAATGGGTAATTGTTATTTAAATGGCTTATTAAAAGATTGGAGTATATTTGAAATAGATAATAGAACAAAATATGATGCTGCTATAGCATCTGCTTTAGCACTAATAGGTGCTACTCATAAATTTAAGAAAAAAGTAAAAAAAGTTGACTTTAAGCCTTTTGTTAGAACATTTAATAAGGCAAGTAATATAAGAATGCGATGAGAAATAAACAAATAAAAGAAATAGGAGGTTATCCATCGCCTTTTGCCCCTAAAAAGGTAAAAGACAAAAAAGAGTACGGTCTTAAGTATTTTAAAAAAATGTATCACGAATGGTCTGGTCAAGGTCAAAACTCTGTTGCTGGGCGAAAGCGTAGATTTAATACAGCAAGACAATATGCAAGTGGCACGCAATCGGTTGAAAAATATAAATCGTTATTAAACAATTCTGGTGATCAATCATATATGAATTTAGATTGGAGTAATTTAAGTATTATTCCAAAATTTGTAGATGTTATTGTAAATGGTTTAACAGAGCAGGAATATGAAATGAAAGTTTCTGCTATTGACCGTACCTCTTTAAACAAAAGAATAAGCGATAGGAATTCTTTGTTTGTTAACATGATAAATAAAGATTTTAATAACGAATTTAACCGTTTAGCGGGTAACACACAATCTCAAGAAGAATATATACCTGAGACTAGCGAAGAACTTGAGTTATATATGTCATTAAATTATAAGCAAAAAAATGAAATTGCAATGGAGCAAGCATTAACTGCTATAAAAGAATTAAATGACTACCATGAAATAAGACAACAGCTACTAAGAGACCTTACTGTTTGCGGTATGGCTGTTTCTAAAACAGAAACGGATAGAGCTAGAGGCATAAAAATTAAGTATGTTGACCCTGCTAATTTTATTCATTCTTATAGCAAATCACCAGATTGTAAAGATTTATATCATGCAGGTGAAGTGAAAAGAATGTCTATAGGTGAAATAAAAAGATTATGCAAGCCTGGCGAAATATCAGAAAAAGAATTTGAACATATTGCTAGAGGTTACGCAGGTAAAAATAACAATCCTTATTCTTTTAGCGCTACTAGTTCTTATAATTCAGAGTTAGGTTATGAAGAATATGAATACGATTCATTTACTATAGAAGTACTAGATGCAGTTTTTAAATCTAACTATAATATAGTATACGAAAAAAAAGAAAATAAATACGGATATAATAATATATATCGCAAAAAAGACGGGTATAAGCCGCCAAAAAAATCAAAGTTTAAAAGAGAAGTAACTAATCAGCCTGCTTCTATTTATTATAAAGGAATTTATATTGTAGGTACAGAGCATGTTATTAATTATGGC